TCATGCTCAATTGCTGTTGTACAGCAGGCGGCAGAATGCTTGTTGTTGTCGGACCGGACATATTTTAGTCTCCATGTTTGGAGACGAAGACTATCTGCGAGAAGCTGCGAGAGTTTCTTTCCAAAGGGCATTACGCTGGTCTTTGGTCATCTTTGAATTAGATACGGCTGCCGCTGTTGACACTGCTTCGGAACGGACTCCTAGGCTTCCTAACTTGGGCTTACCTTCTTTTTCATCGACTCTTTGCTGTTCCTGAGAGATGGGTTTAGCTTTTTGAACGGCTTGAGCTTTGTCAGCTTGATACCGAGCATCTTTCTTTATAAGATTGTAGACCTTTCTCAAAGGATTGCTTGCTTTCTCGACAGCCTCGCGGTTGTCTTCGTCACTTTTAATATATTTTTCAATATTTTCAGCTGTGACGATCTCTTTAAAGTCAGGGAATTCTTGAGCAGTCTCAAGGATAAGAAGTTTTTGATTAGCTTCAGAAATTCTTTTATCCTTCTCATCCATTTTACGGCTGAGTTGGTTAAAAGCTTTTACAAGTTTTTTTCCGTCGGGGAATTCTTCTTGTTCGAGCTGACGATAATCGTATTCTTCTTCAAGAGGTTGTGTAGGCTGCATTTGCATTTGCTGTTGCATTTGCATTTGTTTTTCATACATTTCCCTCTCTTTTTGAGCCTGCCAAAGCTGTCTTTCGAGATCTTCTTTAGCTTTCCGAAGCTCTGCAAAACTGTCTTGCGGAGACTTCTTTTCATGGTTTTGATCAGCCTGGTCGACGATATCAGGTTGTTGCGTCTGTTCTGTTAAACTCATGCATTTCCTTTGAGATTGGCGGGATCTCGGTTGCGCCGTGTAAACGAAAGATATCGTTTATAAATCACGTATAAGGCAATTTATATTTTTATTCAATATAAAGATTTAATGTGTTGGTAAGATTAAGCGATTTTACCGTTGACTAGGTAGTCATCGGTTTTTTCTAGTGTATCTTTGGTGAATGCTTTAAGCATTCTAACGTAATTTACGTCGAATTCATGAGGGTTGGCTAGGATATATTTAACGATTGATTTCTTTGGTATGCACCATTCGAATTTAATCTCATTCATATTAGTTACAGACCAAAGATAGTGATCCTCTTCTTGATAGGGAGAGGGTCTAGTTACTCTGCAATGGGGTTTTCGAATGCGTATTACATTAGGAGTTTGGAAGACTTTCGCGGCATGTTCTTCTTTCGTAATCATTATATGAATATAATATTTAGGAAGAGTAAAACCCTTTTCTAGACACTTTTCAGCTTGTTCTTGCACAGCTTCTTCTAATGTAGTTTTAAGCCTTTCCATTAGCTGAGGGTGAATATCTCCGACCTCAGTACGATCCGTCATGGATGCAGCTTTAGCCATTAAATCGCTGTAACTTCCGCCTGTGTCTTTAATCATTACATACCATAGAATTTTATGAATTTATTGGTTAATTTTTGACTTGTTAGGATAAAAAGCTTCTCACATAGATTACAGGTGACATTGAATTTTATTTTACTATCAAACCCATCTGAAATAGGTGTAAGCATGATTCGTACATTATCGATATCAAAAATATTACTTTTATCTAAATGATCGCATTTTTCCCCATTTTTATTGGCGATTCTAAGCGCTAGATAATGCCAATTCATGGATTTTCCGTAGCCTTGACCATCAAAAGGAACCATTCTACCGTAATATGGATCAATCCTACACTCAGTAATAGAAGAGCTTAATTTAGGTGGAATCACTATGAGTTTCTCATTTTGGCTCCGCCCTGGTAGAGCGATCTATTGCTGTGTGAAGATCCTTGCGACGTATTGGCTACATAACCCGATTGTGGTTTATGTAGTTTTGGTAGCTTCTTGATCTTTGGGGGTATCATTGTCATTTTCTTTACTCATATTTTTAAATAAATTTTCAAGCCATTCAGGATTATTTGAATGATAAACCTTATTTCCAATCATAAATTCTGATTCACTAATCCAATTGAGTTGATTCGGAGGTATCATTGTCATTATTTTTTCTTCATTTTAGGTATTTCTTTCTTCATCATTTTGCTAAAAACTTCTTCTTTTTTTACTTCTTTAACTTTAATTTTTTTCTTATCTTTCATCGTTTTTCTCCTGAATTTTGTTTTTGTTTTAGTGCTGTAGGACTAAACGATTTAGACATCTGCAAAGGTGGTTTACCTGTGTTTTGATATCTTTCTTGTTTAGTGCTTAACTCTTTATTGCTTGGAACCGATGGTTTAGATTGGCTCGATATGATTGCTACTCTTGGCATAATTTATCCTTTAAAAAGCAAAGCGGTTTTACATTGTAGACCGCTTTGCATGTTTATTTGTTGTTCATTTTTTCGCGTGTGTAATGATTTGCACCGATTGCTCTATCATCACGTGCATCAATACCTCTACGAACCTTTTCGTATGAATTACTTGCGCCAGCCGGTGGCACATGAGCTTTATTCTCGCCGATACCTAGATAATGAGCACCTGAGCTATCCTTGCCAGAGCCACCGCTAGATGTATTTTTATATGATTGTCCCATTTGAAACCTCTTGTTTTTCTTGTTTTAATTGATTATCATCTTGCCTTTTTTGTATGTTTTCAATCAATGAAAACACTTTGACAAAATCATCTATATGCATGGATTCTAATTCCTTTGCAGCTTTTACTTTATCAAGCACGGCAAGAGATTTCATATGCTCAGATTCATTTTGCTTGGTAACTATTTCAAATTGTCGCAATTCTCCACGTCTTACACGTTCCTCAGCTAAGCCACGATCACTCATAGCTTTTGACTGCAAACTTTCATTGACGATTTGTTGATTTTGCATCTGGAGCTCAGCCATCTGTTTTTCTTGCTGTTGCTGCGCTTGCTGTTGTTGCTGTATTGCTTCCATAAGCTTATCTTTATCTTGAATATCAAGATCGACAAGTACCTGATCAGGAGGGATCGGGAATCCATCTTTCCATAAGAAATAACGCTCTCTAAAGGCAAGCTGTCGAGTGGTGTCAGTAAGAGGAGCTCTTCCCACGACTGAATCATACTTTTGAAATGATTTATCTCTGAATTCATTTGTAGGATCCTCTCCGTCTAAGAAGCGTTTAACTTTACCTAGAGTATAGTTTTTCTGAATATAGGCCCAATGGAGACGACCTGCGTTAGACTGGCTAAGATCGAGGTTGTCGAATAACTCTTGGAGTGTGGTGAGAGCCGCGCCTTGACGGAGTTGCTCTGTGATTCCGACATCACTATCCTCGGCCTGACCCAAAAGTTCTGGGGTAACTCCTGCATTGCTCTGAATATCCATTTTAAGTTGTTCTGTTACATTAAAATTAGCTGGGTTAATGTTAGCCCCTGGCTTATCTACTAATGACTGTAGACGGCCTTTCTTAAAGAATCTAACCTTGCCTGGCCCTACTTTAAAAGCATCCCCATCATCGATAAGAGCATCTTCTTCAACGTCTACACCAGAAAATTGAGCGGCCAATAAATCCATCTCTAATTGTTTGCGGTACGAATAAAGGTATTGACTATCTCTAATATTTCTAATAATTCCTTGATAGCGAAAACTATAATTATTATTGGCAAGGTCATGATATCCCACAAAAGGAGTAAAAGGATAGAAATCTACCCCCAGAGGATTCGGACCGTCATAAAAACAAGTGTTATTGACAATAATAGCAAGATGTACCGTAGGAACTTTTTCACGCACCACCACAATATCAGGGTATTTTAGTTTTAAATTATTTAAATCTTCTTTATCAAAATCTACTTCTGTACTCTCATACGTTTCTGGATCAACAATAAATGTGCCCATTCGCTCAGTAAGATACCAATATTCGTCATAAGCAAGAAACCCTTTGCGTCTGATGTTATATTGTTGAGGCATAAAAGTAAATTTAGTATCAAAATATGCTTGATCATTGAGCATATCAATATCATTTTCACGCCCGGGTAAGAGCTGTTTTACTTGTTCTTTATGAAGATATTTTCGAGTACGAATAAACTGGCAATCTGAGAGATCCATTTCACGCCAAAAAGCGTCCATCATAATCATATCAGCGGAGAAACATTCTGTTCGAATATCACCGCAAATAGGATCTCTGCGGTAATCAATCCATGAATGCATTAGAGATAATCCAGTGATACAAGACTCTTTGAAGCAATTTGAAATGGTATTATAGGTATTATCGATGCTATAGGCAGATTGAATGACTTTAGTAGCTTGAGATGCTGTTTTAGAGCTACTTCCTTGGGTTGGAAGAATTTTAGTACCTTTACGATGCTGTCGTTGTCTACCCACAACCATATTCGTAACAGGCATAGCAACGTTAAAGATATACTTTTGATGCTCATAATTTTGACCAGAATAAAGATTGAGATATCTTTGGTCACCTAGATAGACCTTGCGATCTATTAATTGTTCCCAGTGAAAAAGTTGCCATGCTGAAAGGTTTTGCTGGTATCGGGAGTCGGCTTCTGCTACAATACTACGCTTCCCTTCTTGAGAATATCCCGTGTATATATTCGCGACCGTTTGATTTCGTTCCAGCATCCCTGACGTCATTTAAACACCTCATGTAAATTTTACTTTATACCATATACCAATAAGAGATTAAAGAAAAATGCACTTAGACGAAGACCAACAAAAATATATAAAATTTGAAGAAATAAAATGTCCTTGCGGATCGGATATTTTTTTGACAGGCGAAATCGTTCATCTAGAAACTGGAAAAACAATGCAATATTTAGCCAAATGTTCTAATAATAAATCTCCTGAAAATGTCATGTGTTGTAGATCTGGCATGATTTGGAAAAATGAATTTCATTACAATTGGGATTAAAGAAAAATGATATCAATCTTTCCAATCATCATATGAATGCCGGAGTCCATTTGCTGATAAAACTAGATAGCATAAAAATAAAAGAGATTGCTGCCATTGACCAATATTATAATTATGGATCATGAAGACGGTATTTGTCACAATCCAAATTGCAAACCCATGCCATCTCCCTTCTGAATTTAAATATGCTCCATAAAGAGCTAAAAGTGTGCTTACGAACAGTAATGAACCCATGGGAAGTCCTTCTTAAAAATATTTGACGACATTACCTCTATACATTCTATTCCTGTTAACACATCCAAAAATATTTCATCAACTAGAGTTTGAAACTCTGTATCAGTTGAACGGACACCGTCATTTTCTAAAGGTAGATCGGGTCGAACGAAAAATATTCGATCGTAGAAAGTTTTAAGGTGTTTTCGTGAAGATTGGAGGATACTGTAGGGAATTTTTAAGTTTAATGATTTAGCGTATGCAAATGAGTCAAACGCTGTTCTATCACAAATGACCACTTCATGATCTCTTAAAGCCTCTAATTCTTTCTTAGAGTGCTCGTGATATATCCACAATGCTGTTTCAGGTATCATCTTCTCATTTAAAGGAAAAGGACAAGTTCTAGCTACTTCTTGGATAACTTTTACGTTATATCCTTTCTGTTTGTAATGCATGGCTAAACAGAAAGTTAATGTAGTTTTTCCTGTGCCGTGTGTTCCTGTGACTGCGATAATTTTATTCAATTTATCTTTCCACGTCTGATAGCATAGGTTATGTTGGTTCAAAACATTATTTCGCATTAAAATTATTTCTGCG